AGGTATGAAATCAAACGGGGTCCCTGCGAAGGAAAGCCTGAGCGGGGGGAGACTGCCGGAGGATATGCGACAGGAGCTGCTCTGGATCGTGCGCGGACAGGCCCGGCGATGCAGCCTGCCCGAAGACCAGCTGAGCGAAGCCGATCTGCAGCGGAAGCGGGCCGTACAGGGTGCCGGGCAGACCATCGGGCAGGACATCCGCGACCCCGAATTGCGGCAGAAGCTGCGCCGGACCATGCTGCTCAACATCTCTTCCGGCCGGGCGCATCCCTTTGAGCGTCTTGGCCTGAGCTTTCTCAGCCGCTCAGATTTCTTCCGCCGCCGGGAGCGTTTTCTTGCGGAAGTAGCCAAACGGCTGGGACTGCTTTGAAGTTGGGACTGTGCAGCCTTGAGGGGTGGTATGATAAATGCGAAACCTGAAAAAGAAAGGGGGAATCCTTTCATCGAGTAGTGGATCTGCGCGAGGCCATCCGGAAGCGGAACCGGATGGCCTTTTGCATGCCTTCAAAATTGGGACTGTGCAATTTCTGAGCATGGTATGATAGTCATGCAAAAAGGATTAACGAATACCGGAGGCTTCTCCGGGCATGGGCCGCCCGCTGGCATTTCGGGCGGCCTTTTGTATCTAAGGCAAAGTTGGGACTGTGCAGTTTGCAGATCGGCTATAATATACCTGCCTCCAACATAACTCACATGAATTGCGAAACGGAACGTGAAAGGCCGCCTGCCCTCCCAAAGGCGGCCTTTTGCATACCCGTCAAAGTTGGGACTGTGCAATTTCCAAATGTGGTAACATAAGTTGTGGGAACTATTTCTTTCGTCTCCTTGTAGAGTGTGAAGCGATGGAGCCGCCAGACGTTCTGGCGGCTTCTCGCTTATCCGGGATGTAAGAAGTGGAACAGGGTATTCTCCATCGTAATGATTGCGGCAGGGGTGGGAGCCAGGCGATGGATTAAAGATCGAGAGGAGTATCTGTGGACTAAGAGGGGAGGTGGCTGCGTGGCGCGCGAGAAAAAGTATAAGCCGAAGGGTTTGGCAGAAGCGGTTGAACGGTATTTCGACAGCATCACCCGTGAGGTCGTGCTGACCGAGCGTGTTGACAGCGGCCAAAGGGACGGTAAAGGCCATATCATCTGGGTGGAAAAGCCGATTATCAATCGATTGGGCGTTCCGGCAAAGGTGATCGAGTATATCGTGCCGCCCACAGTCGGCGGTCTGAGCGACTTCCTGGGCATCCATCGGAGCACATGGGCAGAGTACTGTGACCCGGAGAAACATCCGGAGTTTTCCGACACGACAACGCGTGCGCGGGGGCGCATGCGTGCATGGAGGGAGGAACAGCTGCTGACCCGAAAGGATGTCAAGGGCATCATCTTCGATCTGCAGAACAACTACGGATACGCAGAAAAGCGGGAGATCGACCTGGGTACCGGCGCAAAGAAGGCTGTGGAAACGGCCACCATCTCTATGAGTGAGCGCAAGGCCATGCTGGAGGAGATCGCCCGGACATTTGGCGGTCAGACGGAGGATGAGGACGCTGAAGCGTGACACGCAGCTGGAGGTCGCCCTTTGGTGGAAGGCGCTCTGCGAGACCAACAACGAGACCTTCCTGCCGCTGTTTTTTGACGAGCATCGCTATCTGGTACTCAAGGGAGGCGGCGGCAGCGGCAAAAGCATTTTTGCCGGCCGAAAGATCCTGGAACGCTGCGTAAACGAGCCCGGACACAGATATCTGGTCTGCCGCAAGGTCGGCAAGACACTGCGCGAGAGCTGCTTTGAGCAGCTGAAAGAGCAGGCCTATGCCTATTATGCTGAGCATGTTGCCTATATCCCAAGGGGTAAAAGCGGAGATATGTACATTCGCTTCAAAAACGGCAGCGAGATCCTTTTTGCCGGATTGGATGATCCGGAAAAACTCAAATCGATCTTCGATATTACAGGCATCTGGCTGGAAGAGGCCTCGGAGTTCACACAGGCAGACTTCAATCAGCTGGACATCCGACTGCGTACCGAGTTCCCGTATTACCTGCAGATGATCATCACCTTCAACCCGATCTCGATCATGCACTGGATCAAAAAGAGATTCTTTGACAAGCGCGATCCGCGTGCAACAGTGCATGAGAGCACATACAAGGACAACCGCTTTCTGACTGAAGAGGCTATTCTGACGCTGGAAGCCTTTAAGGACACCGACGAGTATTACTACATGGTTTACTGCCTCGGACAATGGGGCGTTACCGGTAAGACGGTGTTTAACGCAAAGGCCGTGGGAGAGCGCTTGGCGGAGATCGGGAAGCCGCTCCAGCGCGGTTTGTTTGAGTATACCGAAGCGGAAGACGGCATCCGGATCACGGGAGAACCCCGCTGGGTCGAGGATCGCAGCGGTCCTGTCAGGATCTACAAAAAGCCGGAACCCGGCAGGCCTTATGTCATTGGCGCAGATACGGCCGGTGACGGCAGCGACTGGTTTGTGGCACAGGTGTTGGATAACATCACCGGCGAGCAGGTATGCACGCTGCGCCATAAATACGACGAAGATACCTTTGCCAAACAGGTCTACTGTCTGGGCAGGTATTACAACGATGCGATGGCGGCACCCGAGGTCAACTTTTCGACCTATCCCACAAAGCTGCTGGGCCTGATGGGCTATCCGCGGATCTATGTACGCGAGGTGGAGGACGATTATACCGGACGCATCAAGAATGCCTATGGCTTCCAGACCAACAAGCTGACAAGACCGGTAATCATTGCCGAGCTGATCCGCGTGATGCGCGACGGCCTGCGGCTGATCCATGACGAGGATACGCTGATGGAGATGCTGACCTTTGTGCGTAATGACAAGCTGCGGCCGGAGGCCGAGCCGGGTGCCCACGATGACTGCATCATGGCACTGGCCATTGCCTTTTATGTCCGTCCCCAGCAGAGTATGACCGTGACTACCACGGCGGCTGCGGGAACTGCCCGTTGGTCGGAGGATATGTGGGAGGACTACAATCGGGCATCCCGCGAAGATCGAGAGATGCTGATCCGGCTCTGGGGTGAGCCGAAGAGATAGAACAGAGGAGATGACTATGAGCGAAAAAGAGACAACCGGGGATCTTAGAAAGCTGGCCCTGTGGCAGCAGCGTCTGGCAGAGAGCAAGCTGGACTGGGATGCAGAAACGACCAAAATGGATGAGCGTGAGCGCCTTTACAACGGCGAACGCAGCCTCAGACCGTTGGTGCCCGGAGACACCAAAAAGGATGGCGGCATCAAGGAGACAAGCCATGTCCGCAATATCGTTTTTGAGCTGATCGAGAGCCAGGTCAACTCCGGCATCCCGCAGCCGAAGGTCACTGCCCGCCGCAAGAAGGACGAGGAGCTGGCCGAGGTGATCGAGAACTTCCTGCGCAACGAGCTGGACCGTCTGCCCTTTGAGACGATGAATGACATGGCCGAACGCACGGTGCCCATTCAGGGCGGCGTCGGCTTTCTTGTGGAGTGGGATAACCGAAAGCGTACCCATGACACCATCGGTGAGATCGAAGTGAGTGTCATCCATCCCAAACAGTTTGCGCCGCAGCCGGGCGTTTATACCGGCATCCAGGACATGGACTGGTTTATCGTCAAGGTGCCGACCACCAAGGAGGCCGTGCGGCGAAAGTACGGCAAGAGCGTACACAACGAAGCGGAGTCTGAACCGGAAGTCCGTGAAGTCGAAGGATCTTCGCCGGCCGATGATGCCGTAACGCAGTATATCGGCTTTGCGCTGAATGCATACGGCGGCATTGACAAGTATGTATGGGTCAATGATGTCGAGCTGGAGGATCTTGAAAACTACCAGGGCCGCAGGCAGCCTGTGTGCAGCCATTGCGGTCGTGTTCGTCCGCTCCATGGCCAGATCATCCGAAGCACAACACCAAATACGCTCGGAGATCTGCTGCCCGATCCGGTGACCGGTACTGCAGGCGGGCTGGTGCCGCAGGGCATGAACGACCTCCGGATCGCAGGCCGCGCCATGGCTGAGCAGCTGGCTGCAGGTGCTTTTGCAGAGGGCGGTGCGCTGGCACAGATCGGCGTGGAACCCGATACACCTGCAGAGCCGGAACGCTATAACGGCGGCCCCTGTCCCTGGTGCGGCAGCGAAGATTGGCAGAGCCAGGAGCAGGAATATGAAGAGATCATGCTGCCCATCAAAACGGCAGCGGGAAAGGAGATCCCTGGTGCTGTGCCCGGCATGAACGGCATGGGCGAAGCAGTGATGAAGCCGACGCTGGTGCCTTTCTACAAGCCCGATCTCTATCCCATTGTCCTGCAGCGCAGTGTTTCGGTTTATGGCAAACTGCTGGGCAACAGCGATGTGGACTGCATCCAGGATCAGCAGAACACCATCAACCGTCTGGAGCAGAAGATCATCGACCGTCTGATCAAGGCGGGCACAAGGATCACACTGCCCAGCAAGGCCGACCTGCGTGTAGATTCTGAGGATAGCAGCATCTGGTGGATTGACAACGCTGGAAATAAGGCGCTGATCGGTGTCTATGATTTCAAGGGCAATCTGGAGTATGAGATGGTCTATCTGGCCAATGTCTACGAGGAGGCCCGACAGATCCTCGGCATCACCGACAGCTTTCAGGGCAGAAAAGACACAACGGCCACCAGCGGCAAGGCCAAGGAGTTTTCGGCGGCGCAGGCAGCCGGCAGACTGGAGAGCAAGCGCGTTATGAAGAACGCTGCTTATGCCGCACTGTTTGAAATGATGTTCAAGTTTCACCTGGCCTACTCGGATGAGCCGAGGCCGGTGGTCTATAAAAATACGCGCGGTGAGAACGAATACAAGGAGTTCAACCGCTATGATTTTCTGGAAAAGGGCGCAGACGGAGAATGGTATTGGAATGACCAGTTCCTCTTCAGCTGCGACACATCCGCGCCGCTGGCTGCCAACCGTGAGGCCATGTGGCAGGAGACCAGAATGAACCTGCAGCAGGGCGCCTTTGGCGATCCGACCAGAACCGAAACGCTGATCCTTTTCTGGAGCAAGATGGAGGAGCTGCATTATCCCGGCGCGGCCCAGACTAAGAAGTTCCTTGAGGAACGTCTGGAACGCGAACAGATGGCAGCTGCACAGCAGGCACAGATGGCCATGGCAGCACAGAATACCCAGATGCCTTTGGGCGGTGGTATGGCAGCTGCTGCCCCTGCAGGAAGATAAACAGATCGATAACGTGCGTCTTTTCCGGAAAAGTGCACGTTGCGAAATATATAGAACCTGGGAAAGGAGAGAGGCTATGAGCAAGAACGGTTATGCCGGCAAGATCAAGAACTCCGGCACACAGGTCGTTAAGGCTCCCAAGCAGAGCACACTGCCCAAGAAGGGCACAGTGAAGACTGGCGGTGACCTGAGAACCGGCAAGAAGTAAAACGGGCCGGAAATAAAATTACGCATGGAATCGCGGAAAAATCCACCCGGCAGACCCTGCCGGCATAAGGAGACGTTATGGAGTTCACAGAAGAACAGCTTTACAGTGTTTTGGGTGTAGGCGCAAAGGAGCAGGAGCCCGCCGCCCCTGCCGAAGGCGCTGCTGATCAGAATCTGGAAGAAGGCGCAAAGGAGCAGGAACCCGCCGCCCCTGCAGCAGAGACCGGCAGCGAAGAGGATCAGAACACAGAAACCGATGGCGATGGTGCGCAGGCAGCGCGTGAAGGTGCCGAAGGTGCACAGGGCACCGGCACCACACAGACCATGGAAGAACGGCGCGAGCATGCTGCCCGCCGCAGAAGAGAGGAACAGCAGGCAGCTGTCCATCAGGCGGTGGAAGCTGCACTGCAGGCAGAACGCCAGAAGCATGCCGAAGAGATGAAGGCATTCTTTGCGGCTGCAGGTCTGAAGAATACCATCACCGGCGAGGTGATCGCCGACATGGAGGGCTTTAACAGCTGGAAGAAGAGCTTTGACGAAGCCAAGCTGCAGAGCGATCTGAAGGCCGGAAAGCTGACCCCGGATATGCTGGGCAAACTGGTCGCGGAGGCTGTGGCCAAGGATCCTGTCGTGCAGGAAGCACGCCAGATCGTCGAACGCAATACAGCAGCTGAAAACCAGCAG